CTTCCGAAAAATCCTTGACTCCTGATCCAGATTCAGGTATTATGTTGGAATAACCTTCCGTATTTTACTAAAGTACTAAAGACATGTTACTGAATAACGGTACACAGGAAAGATTAATTAGTGAGACTACTGTAGCCGGTGGTTCCACAGTAAAAGAAGGATCCATTAAGTCGGATTCCCTTCTTGTTTCCCTATGGGTCAATTCCATTACTACCGGCACCCTGTCCCTGAAAGTGTACACACTAACGGATACAGGAAAGGAAGTAGAAATAATAGACTTCCCAGCCATATCTACAAGTACAACAAATTTACTTCTTAAAAAGTCTGCAGTATCCCTACAAAGATTTCGAGTAGTAGCTACCTATACTGGTGCCTGCAGTTATGAGGTATATGTCCGGGCCATCGAGGGCGGTGGGGGGTCCGAGTCTCAACAAAGCCAAACGTTAGAGGACATAAAGACTGAGTTAGAATCTTTAAATATATCTAATTCAGCTATAGCGGATAGTGTAGAGTCTCCATTATTAACGGCTGGAACTGAAGACGGCGAAATAACAAGTCCAAAAGTCGTCCATGTAAATAACGTTAGATTACAGATACTAGCGACTCACGATAGAGAACAAGAGATTGAGTATGCAGACTTTGGTACAGCAAATCAAAGGGTTACTAAGATAGACTATACCAGCCCGACCTTTCCAGGAATAGTGGCTAGAAAAGAGTTTGTCTACACCTTAGTTGGCAATAGGTATAGAAGAGACAGTATACTATGGAGGCTAATATAAAAATACATTGTCCTTTAGCCTTTGTTGGTATAAAATAAAATTAATTAAATAAGAGGTACAGATGAAACTTTTAGATTTAAACCTGCTCCAATCAACTGGTACAAGTTACGACCAAACACGCACAACACTTGCTGGGCGTGTAACACAACGTACAATCGACTCTAAGCCAGTGCTTGGACCATCACCGACTAGATTCCTTGATGTGTTTTCTGACACGGCAGGTGCGTTTACTCCCACCACAACGATGTTCGCTACTGACAATAGCCGCATTTTTATGATCGGCGCTATTGCTGGTGGTGCGATTCCTGTTGTTCTCTATGAATTTAACCAAGTAACTGGAATTCACCAATATGTCGGTCGTATAAATATTTCTGTTCCAGCATCTCCGGCAATTGTTCATACTATTCGCTCAATAAAAGTTTTAGATTCTGGTACTACTGGTTGGAAAATATACATCTTAGCAACGGGAACCGTTCTTCCTGGTGGCTCAGGAACACTACTAGCTAACAACATCGCTCGTTCTGATTTTTCTCAAGTCTCTCCCCCAAACATTCCATTTGCTACTGGTAACAATCAGAAAGCCGTTTATCAGCTCGGTCGTCTTGCATCTTTAAACTCAAGATCAATGACAATTACGGCTGGAACCCCTGTTAAGTTTAACTTTACTGCTCATGGCTTTAACAATAACGATCAGGTTTATTTTACGTCTCAAGTTGGTGCTGCTTGGGCAGGCGGTGCATTTGTTGTGAACACTAAGTATTTTGTTCGTAACGCAGGGTTAAATGATTTTGAATTATCGGCTACATTTAACGGAGCTTCAATTGCGGCCGCTACTGGACCAACTTCGGTGGTTATGCAGCCGTTAAATCAAGAGATCGATTTATTCGGTTCCATTATCGATGCAGCAGCAAACAGACTTTACAATCATGTTGGAACTGCTGCCAACCCACAATATTTTGTGCGTGATACTTCTGTTGCTCCGACTTACTCAACTCAAACAGCCGCTATTGCTGCCGGTACACCAGGGAAAATACAAATTACATCTCATGGATATACTGAAAATGAACCAATTCAGTTTTTGGCTGGGGTACTTCCAGCAGCTTTTACCATAAATACAACTTATTTTGTTCGTACTGTAACAGCTAACGATTTTGAATTGGCAACAACTCAAGGCGGTGCTTCAATAAATGTGGCTACTAGTACAACTGGTGTTACTATCGGTAAAGCTTTTGGTTACACTGACTCTCAGTGGCTACATCAAACAAGCATTCTTCCGGCAATAACCGGTACTCTTCTTAATGCAACTGACGTTGAAGCAATTGCTACTCCAGTAAACGCACCACTAAACGGCTCACTCCTCAATGGTCAGAAGTGCGCTTTCTTTGCGACATCATCCAACCTGTACCTTGGAAGGCTTGATGAGCTGACTGCTGGCGCAACAACATGGCCATCACTCACCACCTCGAACATGCTGGGACTTCCTTCCCAAATTGTTACGCCGGTTGTAGTGGCTGCCTCATGGTCCGATGCGCTTGATCACGCCATCGTGTTGATTGGTCAAGCATCAACCAACGCATTCAGGTTCATGCTCAAGAAGGTTGAGAATAATAAACTCACTGCGCTTTTCGGCGACTCCTGCATGGAGTTCTACGAGACAACCACCAAGGAAGCTTATGAGATGCGCCCATCATTGCCATATCTCAACTTTACAAACCATTTTGGATGGATTTTTGCACTTTCTAATGCAATTGGTCAGAGAGGTGTTTTTGCCTCGGACGTAAGATCAGACTCTTTATTTGATCACAGTTATGTTGTTTCAAAGGTTGTAACACTAACGCAAAATGCGGTGATAAAATCTATTCATGTCGAAAAAGAATTGGTTAAAACTGGCGGCGAGATTAAAGTTGAATATCGTCTAAGTGGGTTTGGTTCTATTTCTGGTGGTTGGATTGAGCTTGACGCAGACCAAGAATTATCTATTGTTGCTGGTTCACAAGTCCAATTCAAACTAAGTTTTAAAACACACACATTTGATAGAACTAGTCATGCTCAAATTGCTGACCTTCTGGTTGGATATGAAGCAACGGAAGAACTCTCAGATAACTGGGAATACTCTTACGACGATTCATCATCAAGTATACCTACAAGGGTTGGCTTCCGCTTAAAGCAAGCTTACCCAACAGTCGTACCATTAACACTCAGCTTTAGAGCTTATGACCTTAGCGGTGTTCAATTAGTTGACCATGACATTACAAACGAAACTGCTCGTTTCCAGTATTCAACAGACGGCGGTACAACTTGGTTAGCTCTTGGGACGATTCCTAACGTAGTTGGAACTCTAGTTCGCTACACGTTCCTAAGTCCTCCAGGGGTTGATGTTCGTCCAAGCTTAAAGGATAGCTAATGAGCAATCTATTATTCTTCGAGGCAGGTGTTCAAGGCACCTCCCTCGGAAGTATAAGGCCTAATCAGCTTGTAACAGGCGGCTCATTTCAGCCAACCTCACAAGCTTGTGTTGTTGACTTAACTCCCCCGGTGTTCTCTGGTATCGACTTTCTTACTCGTGGAGCACTAGGGCAACTTAGGGCTAGTTGGTTAGCAGCTACGGATACGTCTGCACCGATACGCTACGAGGTTTACGTTGAAGCAGACCCTGCCGCTAATTTGTTTAATCCAGTTAATATAGCCTTAGTGACTACAAATCTTAATGCCGATATATTTGCGTTAGCTAACGGCACGCTGCTGCAATCTGGCGTAAAGTATTTTGTTGGGGTTAGGGCAATTGACGCTGTTGGCAATAGGGATGCAAATACTGTTTCTCTTTTTCAAATTACTCCAGGCATCACGGGAGCTACCAATGCCAGTATCAATGGCGTGTTCGCTGTAAATAACAATAGTCAACTTATTGCTAATTTCTGGGTGAACGACAATGACGGAGTTATTACAAGCCCAGCTCGTCTTGGACTAGCTAGTTATGTTATTTATGATCAAAACGGGAACTTGGTTCCAAGTATGAGTCAGAGTAATATTTCAGCAGACTCAGAGGGTTTCTACGAAATAACACCAGTGGCATCCGTACTCGATTTAGATAATACCTTCTACACCGTCAAGGTTACTATCCTAGTAGACAGCATTCCTGTTGCATATAACCTACCAATCACGTATGCCGAAGCTGGTCCTCAATACGAACCAAGAGCAGTGTTTTCTATAGATGCTTCTAATCAGTTACAGGCAACTATTTGGGTTACTAAGAACGGAGAACAACTTAATACAAATTTAGGTACAGCTTCTTACGCAGTCTATAACAAAGATGGAGTAGCTTTGGGAATATCCCAGTCTGGTATTGTTGCAGATGTTAACGGACTGTATAAAACAACTCCAGTATTAGCTTCAGCTCTTAATGACCTAACTCACTACACCGTTATTTTCACCATTACAGCAGACGGCGCAGCAAGAAAAGGCGCAGTCGGGATTACGGTGGCTGAATAATGGCAAGTAGAAGAGTAACTATGCTAACTAACAACCAATATGTGCAGCCACTCAAGGTTTCATTTAATAACAAAAAGGTTATTGCTGCTGGTGCCGCATATAATTCGATTGTTACAAAAGTTAGTTATGAAAAACCACAGAAGCGAGATTACAAAGTTAAGGCGTGGCTTAGATTTAATTCTAATACCTTTGATGGAGTTCAGTTAGTAGGCTCTCTTGTAAGGGGTAAGGATACCAAAACAATCGCTGGGTGTACGTTTAAAGTGTACTCTATAGACCTAACAAATTCTTGGGTCGAAACTCTTCGCACAACGGTATCTGGTACTTCTATACCTGGAAATAGATTTTCCGCTAGTGTTCTAGAAGCGGCCATAGCACCTGCCAGTTTAACCGGAGAAATGACCTATAAGATTGAAGTTGACGTTACTAGGCTGGGTAAACTATATTCTGACGTATTTTACTTTAATCATTTAGGTATTTACGACAGCTTCATTCGATTAAAGAATGATGTTGAATTTTTAGATATAACAAAGTTAGATGAATAGTCTAACATGGATCACAGTGCTCCATTAGGTTCTAAACAAAAACCGCCATAACCGAAGGTAACCACTGCTGGTTATCTGCTTGGAAAAGGCAATAAACTTGAGGTAAATAAATATGAACGGTTGGGCAGCAAAACAGGTACTAGCAGGGGCATCCCCTATTGTTATACCAGCATCTCAGACAAATGTGGTAGTAGGAAAGGAGTACCCAATTACAGCGGGAGGCTCCTTGAATCACGTACTTAAGTTGATAGCTTCCGGAGTTACAGTAACTAATGCTATCACCGCTAAGTTGCAGTCTGCTATTGGGAATGACTGGGTAGATAGTAAGACTGTCTCCATTACAGCAGATGGTAACTTCTACATTAAGCTGCAGAGTAATGCTTCCGCAGATCAGACACATCTCCCCCTATTGAATAAGGGACGATTAGTTATCACTACAGGTGTTGGTGACTTGGTAACTATCTCCAGTGTAGAAGTATTGCAAGAGTTGTAATATACAATGGATACCGCTCCTTCAGATAACGATAAGTTACTAGCCGCAGCACTCAGGAGACTGGAAGTGTTGCGGAGAAGAGAGGCATTTGACCCGGTAAACCCGGACTCGAAGCCTACACTGAAGCAGTTAGAAGTATTCAATGACTTCACCAAATTAAAACAGCAGTGGATCCGTGCCGGGAACCAGTCGGGGAAGTCCCAAACCTGTGCTAGGATGCTCAGTTGGTTCATAACGGAGACTCACCCCACGTGGTCCCGCCCGGTAAACTGGGGAGAGGAGTCCTTACTAGCGATCGTTTGCGGTAGAACTGGTAAACAGATTGAGGATTCCCTACTTCCTAAATTAAGAAGCTACTTAGAACCCGGTACCTATAAGGAAGTTCGCATCGGTAACATCATCCAGCGCTTGGAACTGGACAACGGTAACCGAATCATCTTCCAATCTCTAGAAAATCCGAATGTTGCTAGAGAAAGGCTCATGAGTTACGTGGCACACATCACTTGGTGCGATGAGCTACCTCCAAGTTTAGAATTAGTTAGAGAGTTACTAGTTCGTACTCAGGCCCGTGACGGGTTCAGCCTGTTTTCCTTCACTCCTACCATCGTAGCTACTGATATTCAGAAATATGTGGACGGATTAAAGGAACCTGAAGGGAAAGTGTACAGATTTCACATGTTGGATAACCCACTGTACCGAGATCCGGAGAGAAAGTCTCAACTTCTAGGAAGATATGCACATCTACCACAGGATCAGCAGGATGCTATCTTCAAGGGCGAGTGGTTAGCTGGGGATAACCAGGTATACTACTTCAATTGGAATACTATGGTAGAGCTTCCCAATGAATACTCCAGGCTCTGGAGACATGTGGAGGTAGTGGACCCGGCTCTCTCGAGTGCCCTCGGGTTAACCATATGGGCAGAGGATCCTAAATCAAATATCTGGTATTGTGTACGGTCCGAGTATATCCGTGGTATCTATATCCCTACAAAGGTGATAGAAGCTGTAAGAGATATTACAAAAGATTACAATATAATACGCAGGAGAAGTGACCCACACGAAGTCTGGTATATACAGCAGGCAGCTGAAATGGGCATTCATTACGAGGGCGTATATAAGAAGAATGAACGGAAGGGGGAGCTTATTATGGGCCTGCAACAGGCTCTAGGCTCTCGAATCCGCATCTCTCCAACCTGTACCCATCTGAT